TCAGCAATCGCCCGAGACCGCCACGGCCCGCCTGATACAATTGCCACACCTCCGGTGCCGTCAGTGCTCGATTCCAGATCGCCACCTCGCCAATCAATCCGTTTTGGTAGCCCTCTGGCGTAGAGTCAGCCAGCAGCCTGCCAATCTCAAACGGATTGCTGTTGCTGACAACCACTGTGCCCGTGCCTGACGTGACACTGTTTTTCTGCAACCCATCCACTGAGATTGACCACACGTTACCAGCCTTGCGACCGACAACGTGATACCACTGGTTGGTGCTGATTGTGCCGGATGCACCCGATGAAATATATGCTCCGGACCCCTCGCGACCATCAAAGCTAAAGCCTGTGGCTGTCGCTCCGTAGATCAAGAATCCCGGTTGATTCGATCGGTATTTGCCCAACTCAAAAAACGTGGTCACTCGCGTTAATAGCCACGCTGAAACCGTCAGGTTAATCGCCGTGTTAAGTCCCGGCGGATTGCCGAATGTCACATAGTCATTCACCCCGTCAAAATCCAGTGCCCAACCGCCCGACGTGCCAACCCAGTCGCTGCCCGCATCCATATTTGTGAGCGTGCCGTGCTGACCCCGTCTGCTGCGGTCCAGCAGCGTATAACCGCTCGGCCCCAGCGTTGGGCACCATGCACCGATGAGACCTTGTAGGATGTTTCGGCTCATTGGATTTGAGGATACTCGCCCATGTAACTGACCTCGTGATTGCCTGCTGTCGCATTAAGTGCCACGCCAGTGTTGTGCACAGCGAACAGAACAACCTTTGACGGCAAGCATCCACCAAATGCACCGCGAAGGCTCACGCCGGAAAAGTGATATGTTCGATCGCTCGTGTTGTTTGTGCTCATCACAGCAACGGGTTTACAAATGAGGTTTTTGATGTCGCTACTGGTAATCGTTTCGCCGCTCGTTGTTCCGTCAAACACGTCCGGCCAGTTGGCTCCGTCCCATGCTACGGCCCAGACCTCAATTGACCTTGCGGCTGTTGGGCTGGTGCCTGTCGTGACCTTGCCCGAGAGAATGAAATCTGTGTAGCCGTCCGTGGTGTTGTCAATCACTGACGACTCGATGCCCGCCAGCAGGTTCGTGTCACTGGCAAGGCTCGCAACGGCGCAGGTTAATGTGGTCTTGCTGCCGTATTTGATCAGGACATTATTCGGCATTATGCACCCCCTGCAATCGCACGCCGTGCGTTGATCACGTAACCGATTCCGACCTCGCCGATGTCGACGGTATCAACCCACGGGACCGTCTTGACGGCCAATGCCGCTATTGCGTCTGCGTCTGCCTGTGTCAGCAGGTTGTGCTGAATCAGGATCGCGGATGCTGCAGAGACCGCCGCGTTTTGCAAGTCGATTGTGTCGCCCGCGTCCAGCAGTGCCATCAGCGTTGCGCAGGCGTCATAGGGTGGCTCTGGTGCTGCGGTGTTGTCACCGATACGCTTAATTGCGGCCAGCTTGCCACGGCTCGCCAACGTCAACCGGATCTGCTGTGCCGGGACTGGCGCAGACTGCTGCACCGTCTTTGCGTTCACCGTGTCCGCTGCCTGTTGGTCCGTCAGCCCTGCATATTCGGGCTTGCGTAACTCTTCGATCAATGCCTGCTCATTCATTCTGTGACTGCCTGTTGCTGTGCTGGTGGCGTGCTCACAATCTCAATTTCGCCGATCACCTGATCGACTCGGCTCCGTGCCGTCTGCAATAACCGCTGCGCCCCGCTGATACTCTGCCGTGTCATGTTCACTCTGCCCGGCTCAATACCACCGAACGCCTGTGCTTTGGCTTCGCGGCATTCCCAAAAACGATCCAGATTGAAATTGATTCGTTCTGTCAACCGGTCCATCTCCGCCATCAGTTCGTCGAGTGCGTCCGTGAAGATCTCGCAGCCAGGTTCGACTGGTTCCGTCGGAATATCGGGATCGCTCATATCGGCAGCCAGAACGAGACTCGACCACGTCTGCTGAAGCCAGTTGTACAACCCTGCCATCGTCCACCCCCTGTGATTGTTTCGCTTCGACCATGATTGCCAACTGTTGATTTACCCTGACCGCGTGCACGCCCCAGCACGTCCACACCAGCGGACAGAGTGCCATCAATCCACGACTCAGCCACACGCTGAACCATGACCTCGGCACCAAATGGAACACGGCAACACCCATGCCGAAACATGCCCACGTGACTGTGACGGCCTGCCAGAAGTCGCTGCTCAAATCAACCATGACAGCCCCAGACATAGAGCGAGAAAGAAAATGGAAACAGCCACAGAAATGACAACCCAATTCCATGACCTGCCGGTGTACTGCAGGAAAGATTTTGCCGTGTCCTCACTGACCTCCGCCTGCAATCCAGGCGCGTCAAATTGTAGTCCGGTCTTGCCGGATTTCTTTGCCTTGTCCTGTTGCTGGTCGTCTGCCATCTCATCGGCTCACCGTGTCAGTGTGTCGTGCGTGCCCCGTGATCTTACTCGCTCTTTGCCTGCCGTGCAACATGCGCTGCCCGCACCCTGTCCAGCAGTCCTGCAACAGTCCCCCGCGTGTATCCCGTCACCGTCTGCATTTTGCCGTCTGCTCCTGTCCATCGCATGGCCGGAACGCGGTTAGAGAACCGCACCCAACGCACCTCAACGCCTGTGTTTCCGAGTGCCTGCAAATCCGCCTTGAGCACTTGGCACGGCCCGCACCACGTCTCTGAATGGATCTCCAGCACGGGCAACGATTCCGCAACTGCCGCTGGTTCGCTGACAGTTGGCGACTCCAGTGCCTGAACCCGTCGCTCCAGCTCGCTGACACGTGCCGCCAGTGTGGCCACGTCCGCAACGCGGGACGGTGTCGGCTCATCGCTGACGATTGCAGGCAATGCCATCAGCATCACGACGCCCACAATCCCGCACGCTGTCGTCCATTCTTTCATGCGAAATACCCCCCGCCTTGCGTGATTCTGTCGTATCTCTCAACCATCTTGTCCGGTGTCAGCAAAAACGCCCCGAACGGCTCCCAACGTTTGGCCTGCAGTTGGTCATACGCTCGCCGACTCATCAGGTAATAGCCATCACCGTGACTGTTCCAAACGGCCAGATACCACGTGCCGCGAACCTCGACCGCCCACAGGATCTCCGTAGCATGTCCGCCGCCCGATGTGGGCATTCTGTCCATAACCCTTTTGGGCGCACCGGGCACCTGTTGCCAGTCCACGTTCCATTTTGTGCCAATGTGCCCGGTTGCGCCTGCCGCAAGCGATGCCAGCATGTCGTCCCAATCCGGCATATCGCCCACCTCGGTGACGTTGCAGTCCTCCGTCTGGAGGTCCCTCGCATACCTCTCGAATTCGCTCGCCCGTCGGCAATAGCGCGAATACGGCCATGCGGCCTCAGTGCAGATGCCGGGACCGACACCCAACCGGGGAAGGCCCTCGACCTGCACGCGCACTCCGCTGTGTATGCTCGTGCCACGGTCTCCGCCTACGTTGCTCGGTGCCATTGCGTATTCGCTGGCGTTGTAGCAATACGCCTCGCTTAGATCAGGCAGTTCCGTGAACCCGCTCACGTACCATGCCCGACGAACTGCCCCAGCCTCTGCGGAGAACGACTGGCAATCGTTGCGCCTCTGCGTCTCAATCGGCAATACTCGCAACGGGCTGTTTTTTGGATCTCGGAGCACGTCCAGATGCCCACTGAAATCAGACGCCCGAACGCGCACCGACTTCAGTCCGTGCACTGCCTCACGCTCCGCATCAGTTGGCTGTGCGAGTATTGCCGCTGGTTCTGCCACGGCTGTACCTCCTGATGTAGTTTGCGTGTTTCTCGGCTGTCCAGTTTTCGCCGCCGAACTGGACGGCCTCAGCCCTCAGCAACGGCAGGAATGCTTGTTTGCGTGCTTCCAGATTTGCCGTGGCGAACCAATCCGCGGCCAGTTTCTCGCTGGTGATTTCGCCCGAATCCAGCCTATCGGCCAGATCAGATTGCGCCTGCCGCCATGCGACTTCATACGCGCGGAAGGCGACGGCAACATCATCCGCAGGTGGCTGCGGTCGCTGATCCGGTGGCGTTGTTTGGGCTGCCGTCACATTCAGAATTCGACGCCGCAAATCCACCACGTCCGCAGAACCGGCAGGCAGAATCAACAGCTCCGCTGTGCCTGCCGCCAATCCCCTGACAACGTACCCGTTCGCCCTCGTGACGGTCCTTTCCTCCAGCCCCTTGCCACCGGCGAAACGGGAGAATATCACGCTGCCTTGTTTTGCTGGTGTGACCTGCAGAACGCCCGCGGGGCTGGCCAGAATCACCAAAGACAGATCCGACTGGATCAGATACAACTGATCGGTCGCGAAGGTGTCCGCAGTCGGTTGCGGCTGCGGTTCGTCCTCGATCTGTGGGGCTGGCTGCAGTGGTGTGGGAAACTCAATTGTGGGCACGTCCTGCAGCAGTGCAAGCAGCAGCAGGATTGCTTTCATGCGACACCGTATTCCGAGCACAAAGCCTCAGCGTCTGACGCCTTCATCGTGGCAAATCGCGAGTGCATCTTGTCCGCCAAACGGTAGGCCGAATCGGCGTCCATCTCGTAGCGTCCGGTGTCTGCAGGCAGTCCAGTAGTCTTTGCCTTCCGGATCTCTGCCGTCCGTCGTGCTCGGCATTCCGCCAGAATGCGTCGTGCCAATGTGTCGATGTTTTTCGCTCGCAGTTTTGCGTCGTAGTGTGCCTTCGCGATTTGCTGCTGTGGGCTGTCCTGCTGCTCCCGTCGTGCCCGGCAACGCTCGATCAATCCTTTCACCAGCGGCAGAACGATCTGAGTGATCAGCAGCGTAATTGTCGCCGGGTCAATGCCCGCCCGCTTGCCGTCCACGCCGACCGACACCAACGCCCCGCAATCACCACTCACGCTCGCCGCAAATTTTTGTCCCGCCTTCGCCATCGCCATCCCCCCTGTGTTCGAAAAGACCCCTCTGTGCTGTCCTTCGGGTTGAAGAAGGCCCCTGCCGGAACGACGACCGGCAGGGGCGGAGGGGTGACGGTGTGGCAACCGTCGCGGTTCATCGTCCGGGAGAATGGGCAGGGTGTCAATTCTTTTCTGGGTGCTTTTCCGGGAGATACCGTTTTGAGCATTTTGCACGCTCACGTATAGAAGGGGCAAAAAGGGGCCAAAACAGGGCAAAACAGAAGAAATTAGGGGGGGGGTATGTAATTTATGAAAAAAGGTATTTTTTTCTATTGTAAATACTTATCTTTCTTAGACTTAAGTAGTTTACAAAAACGAAACAAGATGCTTGCAAAGAACGGAAAATACCCCTCGCGTGGTCGAGTCTCTGCCGGAAAAGTGCGCAAACGGCTGCAAACAACTCGGAGCTGATTTCGCGTCGTTTTCAGTCCGCCTGCTCCCCGCTTTTGTACTCAACCACTGTCCGCCCGTTCACGTCTCGGGTTTCCTGCAGGATATCCCCGCACTGAATCAGCGTTTGCAAAACATCCTGCCGCTGTCGTGGTGTCAGCTTGCGTGTTCTCCGGGTGATCGCTGTAAGGCTCCAGGCTTCGCCAGGACGCTCCCGGAGAAGGCTCCGCATGGAATTGACCATCCGCCCGAAGTCGGACCCGCTCACGTGCCTGTCAGCCGCCAACAGCTTCCGCCGCGTCAGCCAATTGTTCAACCGGATTGCCCGGTCTGCGTCCTGCAGTGTGATCGTCGGCCAGTCCTCGCACCGACAACGGCTGCACGCAAACAGCAACGCCAGTTTGTTCGTGTTCTCGCCTGCTCTCGACCACAACGCTGCCCGGACTGGCTCCTCAGACATTCGCCGCTCTGAGATGTCCAGCATGTGCTGGTGTAGTCTCCGCTGCGCTGCCTCATCCCGTTCGACCCGCCGCGGATTTGCTCCCGGCTGAATGTCGGCCAGATTGCCGCTGCCCGGCTGCAGATCCATCCACCATCGCACCCGGTCGATAATGCTCGCTGGAATCTCGATTTCATTCGGCTCTTGGAAATGGACGTAACGCCCGGCCTCAAATACAAGGCACCTGCCAATCAATCCGCCTTTCAAATTGTCCTCGGTCAGGCTTTCCCAGAACCCCTCCGGAACGCTGGTGCCGTAGAGAATCAGGTGCGGGAAACTCAGCCGCTTGACCTTGCTTCTGTCGCCGTAGGCGTCAGCAATCCATTCGCCGTCCGCACTCGAAAACAACTGCATCAACACCGCGGAAATCTGAACCAAATGGGGGCTTCCTCTGTCTTGCATTGCCATCACCAAATGCCCGATTTCGTCCAACTGAAACAGCGTCAACCACTGCTCTGACATGGTGCTGATGATGCCCGCATGTGATCCAATCCGCTCCGGCCCCACGACCTCGGAGTGCCCGGCCTGCCGAAGGATTTGCCGATTCAGCTTGCGTGCGTGATCCTTACCACCGCCTGACGGGGCAAGACCCATGATGTACAGGTTGGTTCTGGTCCGCAATTTGTCGATCACTTTGCCGGCTGTAATCGTGCTCATCAATGCCAACGCACCGGCAAGTGCCAGTTCTGGCAGCGGAAAATGTGCCGTCGCCAAATTGTACCGCATGATGTCGCCGATCAGTCCGGGAATCTGCAGCAACTCCGGGGGTAGGCTTCCGGTTCCGGTTGCCGTCTTTTCCGTCGTCGCCAATCGTGGCGGCTCCAGAAAACTCAAATCAATCTCGACCTCCGGGATTGCCTGTGGAACCTTGTCCGGTCGTGGCGTCCCTTTGGTGCCGCCGTTGTGGACGGCTCGCACCAACTCAGCCTCTGGCAATGGTGGCATGTTGCGCTCGTTCCACGTCGCCACCAGATCCGCAATCTGATCCTCACTCAGTCTGCCGCCCTGCCCGTCCACCATTGCGTGCAGATGTCCGGACAACTGGAACGCCGCGGCTTGCCTGCCACCCTCCAGCACACCGGGAACAGTCGCAACATACGCCACGGCCCGCCGTTGCAGGCTGTCGGGCTGGACTGGCCCCGCAGATCGCACAGGCTCGCGTCTGACGGCCTCCGGCTGTTTGGGGGTCAAATACTCCGCACACAGCCAATCGACGGCCTTTTGACCGTCTGCGATGCTGTCGCAATCGGCGTAAATGTCCCCTGTGACCGTCCAGAATCTGCCGTGGTCGTAACACTCAATTTGCTCCTTCTCGCCGCCGATCTTGTGGACGCACTGCGCCCCCTCCGGCTTGCGTGCTCGCGTGATGAATTTGATTCCTCGCCCACTCGGGGAAATCTCGGCATACGCCACACCGCAGAGCCTAGCGACAATCGGCAACGCCCATTCGCGAAGTGTGCCGCGTTCATCCAAACAATTGTCCAAATCAATCCCGGTGTAGGGTTCCTCAATCACGGTCGCGATTTTCGGTCGTCCGTCCACCGCTTCGAAGTCGTTCCACGTCGCCGGGTCGTTGCTCTTGGCTGGTGCTCCTGTGCACTGCAATGGCACCTTGGTGCCTTTGCGGTCGTCCCACAACATCCACCGCCGAAGGCTTTTGAGTTCCTCGGGCACACGTCCGTATTCCATGACCTGCTCCAAACAAAAACCCACCAGCCTCGGGTAGCAGCCGAGACTGGTGGGCGAAACCGGCAACGCTGCCGGGCATGTCTGATTGATGACGGTCTGCTACACCGCCACGCGCATCCTACCACGCGCATCCCTGCGGGTCGATCACTATTCCTCAATCAATCGCGACGCAATCCCCGGCAGATATCCCAGCACAGCCACGGCCAGCGGGCTGGCGTCCTCGGGATGCTCCGCGACCAGTTCAAGCACTGGCCTCAGCCACGTCTGCAGTGCCTCCAGCACGTGCTGCCGTGCTGCCGCTGTGCTGCTGTGCTCGATCGCTCCGGACAACTGGTTGCGGTACCGATCGCGTTCCCGCGTCAACGTCGCCACCTGCTCCTTCAACTGCTGCAGTTCAGCGTTAACCTGCTGGCCGGATCGCTCGGCCTCAGCCACCAGTGACTCAGCCTCCGCCAGCCGTAACCGCAGATCCTCCATCGTCTCCGGCTCGCTGTCGCTCGGCTGTGGCTGCTGAATGCGTCGGCGCACAATGTCGCCATCGAACACTGTCTCGCCTGGCCTCGCCTCACACCACTGGCCGTCCACTCGAACCATGTCGCCGTCCTGCGTAACGCTGCCGGTCGTCACATCCCGCCACCCCGGCTCGCTGTCGCTCGGCTGCTCGGGCTCGATGCGTCGTCGGTGTTGACCGATAGACTCTGTCGTGTGCCACTCTGGAGGATAGTTGCTCCACATATCGCCTTCACACACGCTATCACCCACCTCCACATCCCGCCATCCCGCCCCGCTCGGGTCGTCTGCCTGTTGTGTCTGTTCGTCGTTCATCGTTCACCCTCCAAAAATCAAAACGGACAATCCTCGTTGAAGTCACTCACCTGTGCCGCCAGTTCTCGAATCATCGTCGGCTTCTCTTCAGCAAACTCAGCCTGCACAATCCGATCCCACTGGCCCTCTTTTTTCACCAACAGCCGCGAAGGCTTCCGCGCTGACCCATGATTCAGTGCCGTGATAGCCTCCGAAACGCTCGCGGGGAACGGGAACACGCTCCGTGCATCCCACCACGCAAAAGCCTTCTGCAGTGCGAATCCCTCGTGCTCAAAACAGACCCATTCACGCACCACGATCCAGCCCAGATTTCCCGCGGGCATGGTGTCGTCGCTGACATAGTACGACACGCACAGTGTAGGCGGTTTGCTTGGTGTCGTCTTTTTTTGGTGAAGGTGCCAATTGACTTCCTCAACGTCGTACCATTGCGGCTCGGGTGCTCCCACAATGCTGCTCGTGGTGTCGATCTCATCACCGTGTCGTGGCCCCTGATCCATCTGCCGAACAAACAGGTGCCCGCACTCTGAGCACTTGACGGCGGACAAATACACCTCCTGTTTGCACTTCGGGCACACCTTCGAAGGTGCCTCAGTGCCGTCTGAATTGCGGGGCTTGCTGATGCCGTAATCATCCGCATCGAGTGCACCATGCCGCTGCAGATTGCCACCAAAATCCAGAATCAAACAATCCGTTTTGCCCTCGGCAATGCGAAGGCCACGCCCAACGATTTGAGCGAACAGCCCCGGACTCATGGTGGCCCGCAGGACGGCCACAGCGTCAATGCCAGGCGCGTCAAATCCCGTTGTCAGCACGTCCACATTCACGCACCACCGCAGTGTGCCTGCCCGGAAGTCCGACAGCACCCGCTGACGCTCCATTGCGTGAGTCTCGCCTGTGACCAATCCGACCTCCTGCCCAGTCAGATCCCGGAGTGCTGCCGCCACCTGTTCGGCATGACTCACGCCAGCGCAAAAAACCAGTATCGACTTCCTGTGCTCGCAGGCAATGGTCAGCTCGCAAACGGCTGCGTGAATGATTGCGTCGCCCGTGAATGCGGCTTCCATCTCCGCCGCCACAAACTCACCGCCCCTCACCTTGACGCCCTTCAAATCCGCCTGACTGTCTGCCGGATTGTTCGTGAGTTTGCTGAGAAAACCGGCCTCAATTAACGCCCCGGTTTTGGCCTCATAACAGACGCCCGAAAACAGCTTGCCCTCACCCGCCAACGATCCCTCACCCGTGCGGTATGGTGTCGCCGTCAGTCCCACGCAAAACAGCCTGCGGTTGTGTTGCTGAAGTCCGTCCAGGAACTGCCGGTACATGCTGCCGCCGTCATCGCTGATTAGGTGCGCTTCGTCAATGACCACCAGACCGCGTTTCCCAAACTCCGCCGCGTCACGATAGACGCTTTGAATGCCTGCACATATCACCGTGCTGTCGATGTCTCGCTCATTCAGTCCGGCAGAATTGATCCCGACCTTTAGCCCCGTCAGTCTCTGGATCTTGTCCGCGTTCTGCTGCAGCAACTCTTTGCGATGCGCGACCACCAGAACACGTTGCCCCCACTCAACGGCCTGCCGAATCAATAGCGCAATCACGATCGACTTGCCGGCTCCCGTCGGCAACACGATCAGCGGATTTCCGCGTCCATCGGTGATGTACTGCCACGCGGCTGTGTTTGCTTCGCTCTGATACCAACGTGCTTCCACCGCTCGCCCCTCCCGCAAAACACCCGGCAGCGTTGACCGCTGCCGGGTCTTAAACCCCTCAACACTCAGCCATCAACCAAACGGATTCGCAGGACCTGCAGACGGTGCTGGATAACTGGTCTGCGTCATTGGCTGCCCGCTCGAACTCTTCGGGCTGTATCCTTTGACCTGTGCCTTCATTTCGCCCTCGTGCTCACGATGCACCACCGTGACCGTCAGCAGTCGATTGTGCAACTGCTGACTATCTGTGATTTTTGGCAACCCAAAGGCGTCCATGATTGCCTTCAGCCTTGCTTTCGCAATCGTGCCAGCGGTTCCTGCATGACGGATGCAAAGATTGTCCCACAACTTCGCGCCGTTGAACTGGGGATGTGCCTGCACTTCCAGCGTCAACTCCAGCATATCCCCGTTGCCCGGCTTTGGGCTTTTTGGTGCCTTCATTTTGCTTTCAACAATCACCGCCTGATAATCACCCTCAGGCAACAGCCGTCGCACAGGCTGCGCCTGTACGTTGCTCATATCCAAATCAGAAAGATTCGCCATGACTCATCAACCCTTCGCATCTGAAGAAACACCACTGATGTGCTGAGCATACGCCGCCCAACTGAATTCAATCTCCCCCGGCATGTTCAACCGATTCTTCGCCAACGCTGCCGGAGTCTCCACGCATCGCAAATACCGCTCACTCGCACCGCTGGCAATCGTCCGCTCGCGGCTGAACCCCTGATCTTCTTTCCGCGTGTAAACGCGGTAGCTCGCAAACAGAACTTCATCGCACCACTCTTGAATCAACGCCGAAGCCGTCTCGTGCAATGCGGGCTGGTAGCGGTCGTAACTGTCCGCTGTCGGGTCATTGTGCTTACGCACCGCCGTATGGGCCAACAGAATCACACCGACGTTCTGCGATCGCCGCATCATGTCCAGACCATCCAGCAACGAATCCCACAACGCCATCGCGGATTTGTAACCCTCGCCGTAGCGGATCTCGGAGATGTGTTTTTTCCCAGCCTTGCCCGCCACTTCACCATGAATGAGTGACTCCAGCCAATCGACGGTGTCAATCGCAATCCACTTGAATCCGTGGTTTGCGTTCGCGAACAACCATGACAGCGCACCCATCAAGTCTGCATACGTCCGCAGGTGCTCTGTCTTTGCACAATCAATGTCGTTGAGTCCATCCTCCAGATTCAGAAACAACACGTCCGGTGCCTGCGCGGCCCATGACGATTTGCCGATCCCGTGTGTGCCGTACAGCATCACACGTCGCGGCACCACCGTTCTACCCCTCGTAATCTTCATTCGTCGTTACCCCTATCATCACTTACTGAACCTGATTCGCCGACCGTCGGCCAATCAATCGGATCACTACTCAATCGCTCACGGTACTCCGGATGAATCCGCCGCGGGATGCCCCACGGCATTTCCCCAGGATCCCACCGGCTGTGTGGTCCGTCGCGCCCGTATTCCCTCGCCTCGCGCTCACGCGCTCCGTCCTCGATAGCCCCGAAAAATGGGGCGAATATGTTCTCGCTCATGCGTCCCTCGTGACTGTGAATTGCGTGGTTTTTGTTTTCGGCGTGTAAATCTCAATCACCGTCCAGCGGTATCCGGTGCGTGCCAGCATGTTCCGCACGGTCAGTTCCAGTCGATACCGTGAAGGCAGCCGACAGGATTCGCCGACCGCCAACGTTTTCAGCGTCGCCGCCATCCGCTCATCGCCGACCATATGCACCCTCCTGCAACTCCGACCGCAGAATGTGCGCGTCTCGTGGTGCCACGATTGCCAGTCGTGCCTTGTCGTTGCGGATCTCCACCAGCGTAATCTGCAGCTTAACGCCGTTGCAGTCGATCACTAACGATTCCTGTGGCTTTCGGCTGATCACCAGACGGGAGCATCCCTCCGGCTTCTCTGGCAGCAGGTTTTCGGGTGTTGGCTCCGGAATCTCCGGTGCATCGTGCGGGAGTGCTGCGACCTGTGGTTTCGTGCGTTTCATGTGTCCTCTTTCTATCAAACAACGTAATGGCCTGGTGTAGTCCAGTCGTACTCAGCACCCTCGGTTTCACGCTCGATTCGAATAGTTGTCTTGCCACGCTCAGACCACCGCTTTGCGACGAAAATCGACGCCACCTGTCGGTCGTCTTGCCACGCTCCGCAATCTGTCAGAGCATCGCAAACGGCTTTCAGCACGTTGTCCAAATCCGGCTTGCCAGTGTGCTTTTGCTCGATGAGTTCTTCCCGCTTTTTGCGGCTCCACGACTTCGGCATTTCAAACTGCAAATACACTGCCAGATGCACTGGCCCTGTGATTGTTTTCCACTTGCCAGCCGCAGCAGTGAACGCCGCCCGAATCGCTGCCTTGTATCCGTGCACCGGATGTGACTTTGGCAGATACGTGCGAGCACGTCCGCCGATTGCGCTGACTCTGTGCCGCGGTTGCCCAATTGGCTCGCCCAGCACGTCAAAATACAACTCAGTGCTCAAAATCCGTCCTCCCGCTCTGCGTGTCTCTAACATAGTGTGACCGTGGAACACTCCACGCTGTCGGCTGTTCTCGCATGTCTCGCTGTTGCCGGACCTCCTCCGGCCATTCCCGTTGAATCTCCAAGCACCTCTGCTGGATTTCCTCCGGCGTCGGATCTGCCCCGCGTGGTCTCTGCGGATCAGGATTCACCGCGTTTGCCGGTGCCCAGACCTGCCTGCCGTTCTTCAGTGTGACCACATAGGCCACGCCGCCGTTTTCCAGTTCTATGATTGTGGCCACCTTGCCAGCTTGCCACATGCCTCCGCCGTCATCGACCAGTACACGCTCACCCAGTCGCCTCAATCGGTTTGATTTCTTTGGCACGTCCGTTGCCTTTCTGTTGAAATGGAAAACCACCGGCGAATCATTCGCAATAGGGATCAGCTACCAGCGGACCTGATGCAGTGCTGCGGTGGTTGTTGTGTTCATCACTTGTTGTCATTCGACTTGCTTGTGCTCTTGATCGCTTCGGCAATCGCATGAAGTCCAGCCGCCACGTTGTTCGTTGCCTTGACCAAAGCGGTTAATCGCTCGCAGCCGGCAAGCATCCCCCCTGTCACTTGGCTAATCACATCAACCACGTTTGCTGGTTCTCCATTGCTGTCATCCACGTTTTCAGACACGAAACAAGACCGCAATGAATCTGCAACTGTCCAATCACTTCCGCTCATCTCACGTCCCCTCATTCAAAAGACTATCACTCATGCCGAAAAATCGCCCGCGCTCGCGGGCAGTAGTAACTGGTCAGTTTGCCGGGCTGGCCCTGCCGCACGATCTCGCTGCCGAGTGCCTGCAGGTCCCGCAGATCCCGCAGAAACATGCGTGCCCCGGTGTACTGCAGGATCTCGATGCACTCGTTTTTGGTGCGTCGTCTGGAGCACAAAAACAACTCCAGACGGCGGAGTCTGATCAGGATTTGCAGGCGGTTTGGGTGTGTCACAGTCCCCGCCCTCCATTATCCCCTCGCACCCGTCGCACTGGCTGCTTTGGTCGACCACCGACCACCAGCCGCGCGAACAAATCCAGCCCCGCCACGATCAGGATCAGCCCCGCCACCCCGGCAAAACAGCCGCAGCAGAATCCGAATTGCACGTCATGGTTCCAGAGTGCTGCCCATTTTTCCGCATTGCTCACGGCCCGTCCTCCATCTGAATTGCCACAATGATCGCCACGACTGCCGCCACGATTGTTGCGATGATGTGTTGCATGTTCACTTGCCCTCCCGCAATCGGACGCACCCCAGAACGTCGTCAGCCTGCGTGTATCGCTCGTCGTCTGCCGCTGCCATGTCGCCGGTCAAATCGCCGTCTGCGTCCACAATCGGATACCAGCCCTCGCACGGTGGGCAGGTTGCTGCCAGATCGACATTCATGTGCTCTGCCCTGTGATTATCGGCCCAATAATGCAGTGCGTCCCGATCTGTAACATCGCGCTGAATCACCTCCACCAGCGGTTCTGTTTCGTGGATCTCGCATTCTGCTGCCCACTGATTTGCCAGTGACTCCTCTGGTGTCCACCAGCTCATCAACTCACGACTGCCGATATTCCGCACCGCGTACACTGTCGCCATTGTTCGTTTCCCTCACTCACTCAACCCGCAG